GCGACATCGGCGGCTACACCTACACTACCTATTTCGCCTGTAGCTGCAACCCCTGTTAGTTGTACGCTACCACTTGTGGATACAGTACCAAGGGCACCTGTGGCTTCTAAGCCTGATGCTTGGACTGCGCTGCCTATAGCTACTGTACCAAGAGCGCCTGTAGCTTGAACTCCTGTTAACGCAACAGCAGCAGATACACCTATGTTGCCTACATTACCGGTCGCTTCTAGCCCTGACGGGGTTACATTTGCATCCCCGCTTACCGATACCGCACCTATATTACCTGTGCCAGCAACTCCTGTAACAGCTACTATCGCATCGGCAGCGACACTTACATTACCTATTGCTCCGGTTGCTTGGACACCATCAACATTGACAATGATAAGGGGGGTTCCCCAAGAACCTTGCCCCCAACTAGCGCGTCCCCAGCCTTCGTATGTCGTCGAAGATGGCATTAGTTATGCCTAAGCAATCCTGATAATGGCGTTAGTAGCATCCGCTGTCGGGAAAGTAATCTGAAAATCACCTGCGGAAGATCCTTTATCACCACCAAAATCAAGTACCGCAACCGCAGGGGTAGACCCACCTGCTTGGTAAATTAAAGCCCCAGCAGCGGTAATTGTCGCCGTAGTCCACGTAGTTGTATTAAAACTAAGAAACGCCGTAGTACCCCCAGTAGTAGGGTTGGTAGAGATAGACAGCGTGTTACCACCCGCAGTATACCCTGTGCCCGTGACTTCGTTGCTTGTAGTGTACGCAGTAGTAGCAGCGTCCAACGACGCGCTAGACGTATATAACGCGATCTTATAAGACTGCGCTGTGTCACTACTAAAATCCATTTCTCCGTCAAGTAATGCTTGCTTGAACGAAGTACACATTGCCTGTGTAATTGCCATGTTAAACTCCTTAAGTTACTGGAACCCGTAATTGTCCTGAACGGAATGCGTCTTCGCGCAGTTTGCCATCCCCAAGATTCTTGAGTAGGCCAAGAGCCTGTAAAAATAACCGCTCATACAGAGCTACAAGATCAGGTTCACCTTTCATAAACCGTATTGCTTCAACTAACGCACCATTCAATAATGCACTGTCAAACTCATCACCTAACCACGTAGTACCTGCGGTAACGATAGATTCAGGGTAATACCCATAATGCAGCTCTACCGAGTACCCACTATTTGGTGTTGGCCCAACAATAAACGCATCGTCGTTAAAGTAAGCGTAATGCACCGGTAAACCAGTAGAAGTGGCGTTAGGGTATGCTTCGCGTATGAAGTTAACGTCTTTGTTAATCAAGTACGAATAGTTACCACTGCCATCAATTACGGCTAACGAATACGACCATAAAAAATCAGCCGGTGTGTCTAGGTATTTATTATCTGTGGTCAACGAACCAGTAACGTTTTTACGTAACGCAGGTATCTGTACAGTATTGTAGATCTTCTGTTCCGACTGTTCAGTGAACAAAGCGAGTTGGTCATCTGTAAAAGTTGTTTCACAAATGTCCTGAATATCTGCTTTAAGCTGCGTGTAGTTCATGGTTTAAGCCATCGGCCCTCGACACATGAAACCTTTAGTCGCAGCGCCAGCACCGCGCATCTTAACACCGGACGTTTTAACGCCTTTCATGCTTGGCTTGGGGCCATAAGACTTAACACCTTTGTCTTTATGTACTTTTACTTCATCCATGCCAAAAACGTTTTTAGGGTTATACATCGTACTACTCCTATGTAATCGTTATTGTAACTGTACCTACTGATCCAGTAGCCACTAAGTCGTTAGGGGTTAGACCAAACGGATCATTTCCGCCACCTACAGGGTTCCAACCCCATTGTATATCTCTACTACTATAAACTCCTGACGTACCTAAACTTCTATCTGGTCTAGGATTTCGTATTGCCTGTGGATCACTGACCGGAAACTCACCTAGTTTAAGCTGTGGTTGACCCGGATTCCAACATTCGGGGCACGCTTTTATCTGCGTATCTCTGTCCTTAACAATTAAACTTTTTAACTCTTTTAGTTTGTACTGGAACCCACACACATCGCACATGGCGATGGCTTTCTTATCAGAAGCAAACCGCGTACCCATTGTTAGATCCTACCTGCGCGAGGTACAAACCTGATCGGGGCTTTTTCTCTGTCTTCTCCTGCCGCAAGTTCAAACTGTTCTTCGTACGCTGCTTTAAGCATAGGTACTCTTTCCATAAACTCAGGAACTTTCATAGCAATATGGTAGGCCAGACCCGCTACTAAACACGGAAAAAACCTAAAATTCATGTCGGCTGTCTCGATACCGTTACCTGCGTCTTGTACACGCCGCATACGCCAATAAATTATCTTGTAACTCTCAACATTGTCCGGGACGGGCCATACAGTTACCGAGGGGACTTGTTCCCAGTACGCTGGTATAGCGGTACCACCCACGGTATGCGTCGCTGCTGTGGTGCCCTGCTGGCCTCTAAAGCAGTTCTGTAACACGTTACCGGTAATGTAACTGTAGTTAATAATCTCGTTCTCTAACTTGATAAACCCCGCAGGAGGTAGACCAGCCACCCCACTTAGCGTGATTGTCGTATCTGTGCTGGATGCGGTAGCAGCTAACGTAAGACCTGTCGGGTAAGTTTGCCCACTGTCCCTGTGCACGACGACTTGTATAGGACGAGCCTGTGTTATTTTGTTGGGTATTGACGAGTACGTACTGATACTAATCCGACTCAATGTTAGGTCAGATTGCGTAGTCTGATTGTTCGCACCCGTCCGAATAGAGTGCTCCAGTAGGTCAATGGTGTCGTCCGGTAAAGCGTACGTAGACTGTCCTTGCACAAGATCCAGTGATCCCTGCTCGATAGTCCACATATTAATGCCACGGTTTTGCCACTCAATCGTCATCAGATTCATAGAACGACGTGCAGTCTGTAGGTCATACCCAGACCGTAGCTCCCGCCCAGCGCGTTCCCACGCCTCTTCAGCGATGTCTGTGAACGGCATATTAAATGCTGTTGTGCCTGATGTAGCCATTATTTTTTCCAGCCGTTTCTAGCTTTTTCTTTAGCCTTCTTGGATAAATCCCCGTAGTGATACAGTTTTTTCGATGTTCTAGACATGTTTTTGCCTGTCATCAACGTACCATCAGGGTGTTTGTGCATCCCACCTTTATGTTCTGCACCATCCTTGAAGTAATGTTTTACACCTTTAGCCACTTCGTTTTTTCCTACGTAGCGGTGTTACACGCTTCGGTTTACCCGCTGGTTGACCCAGTTTCTTCTTCTGGGCTATCCGTTTGGTCTTCTCCGCTTTGGTCATTTCAGAAGACGTTTTAGGTGTCTTGGCAGATACCCGCTTTGTAGGTCTACAATACGGTGTACCACGTTTTTCACCCTTGGTTCGTCCACAGTCTTTACCGGTACGAACGTCCTTCCAGTCTTCTTTAAACCAACGTTTTAGGGCTGCACCCTTTGCGGTCTTTCTAACGGCCACTCTTATTACCCCAGTTTTTAGCGCCTTTCTTGCGGCATTTCGCAATAGCGCCTGAAGCGTAGGCGGACGGAAAGACCTTATAACGTGACTTAACCTTGTTATAACACGCGTCTTTAACCGAACCGCCTTTTTTGTAGTAACAGCGCATTAGCTACCTTTCATACTTACCATTTTGGCTTTACGAACGCCTTTGGTAGCACAACCCGCTCCACGGACTTTTCCACCAGACTTGTAGATTTTACCGCCAGCTTTTCTACCACCACCGCCTCTGCGACCAGCACCACCTGCTGCTCTGCGTCTAGCTCTAGCGGCTGCTTGGCGTCTTTGCTCAGAAGTAGGTTCACTAATGCGTTGTGGCCCCATAGAACCAGTCCTAGGCATACCTGCATCGGGAGCACTCATGAGCATTTCACCACCCATAACACCAGCGCGTGGGTTAGCCATACCAACAGGCATACGCCCACCAGCTTGAAATTTCATGGCCTTGTCACCAGCAAACTTACGTCCGCCCATTGACTTCTCCATGCCTTCACTCTCATCACGACGAGATTTCATGGATTGTTTTTTCTTACCATTTTTAGCGCCCATAGAATCATCTAGGCGAGCGTTATATCCTTGCTTCTTCATGTTCGTTACACCACCTTCGTTTAGTTTTTTTACTCCACGACCCTTTAAAATGTCGGCTTGCGTAACCTTACCGTCGCCAGTTAGGTCAGGAAAACCACCAGATTTATACTTCTTCATCTTCATGAATTTCTTTCCAACATTTTTTGGGACACCTACTTTTTTAGCGAATTTAGGGTTGTTAGCTACCGCCGCCATAAACCGCTGTTGTTTTCTAGATTTAGCAGGCATTACCACTTCACCTTATCAGCCCAATACGCAGCAGAACTCTTGCCTTTAGCAATGTTTCTACCATGTCTGGACTTAAAAGACTTGCGTTTCGCCTTCATACGTGCAGATTCACCCTTTTTAGGTTTACCCGCAGTACTAGCACCTTGTTCTCCAAACCTAATAATTTTCTCTTTACCACCCTCGCATGCCTTTACAACATGCGATTTTTTAGGGTGGTTAGGAGTTCGGCGGGGCTTATTACAAGCCATACCTTTCTTATTTATTTGACCACCCGCTTTGTAGTAGGCACGCATCTGCGTTACCTATAGAAAACAGTCGCTGCTGTACAAGCAGTAAAGGTCGAAACGTAAACGTCATCAGGACATCGGATACCATCATCGGGGATATTGACCGAATGCGTAGAACTTGCACTGAAGTCTAGATCTAACACTGTATTCCCACCGTTACCATCAGTGACAGTAATACGAGGAGAACCAGTAGTAGTCAGGACTTGAATCTGCGTAATACGCGCAGGGCCAACACCTAATGATCCGGTTCCTGTAATCCGTTTTGATTGGATATCAGAACTAGACATTACCTACTCCCTATGGCTGTACCGCAGTGTTGTAGGCTTGTGCGTACAGAATCGTGATAACTGCTTCCCCAGCGGTGGTTGCTGCACTGTTAGTAACCGTCAATTTAAGATCAGCCGTACCAGTGTTTGCCCATGCGTTCGTGCCACCACCTTGAGTAGTAACAGTCTTTAGGCCAGCAGTTGTACCGCTTGCAAGGGTGTTCAGAATAGTAGTCGCTCCACCAACAGTATCACCAACGCTAATGTTGGTAGTAGCGTTAGCTGCTGTAGCTAAATCTACAACTACGTCGATAATTTTAGAGTTTGCAGGAATAACCATGTCAGTTGATCCTGCTGCAATAGCGCCACCGGAAAGATCCATTGTGTGCGTCTGCATCATGACAACATAGCCAACGTTGGCTACATCACTACCTAACGTAGTTCCTACAGTGTTGCGGATGTTACCAGCCCGGATTGGGCCAGAAAAAGTTGTGGTACCCATTGTAATCTCCTGTCTTGGGTTAAGTCTGCTTTCGCAGTCAGGACTTACTTTATACTACAGAAAAAAGAAAGGGGCAACATGTGCCCCCTCTTATGTACCCGCGTTTATGCGCCGGGAGAACCAAAGATTCCGAGTGGGTCAGAAACCCCAAAGGAATATCGCTCTCTAGCTTTGTAGCGCGAGTTGCCAGTATCGAAATCAGCATCCATAGACGTTGACATCGGAGTACGGACAAAGTGCTTCAAACCGTTAGGTACGTCAGTCATTAAGAACCACGCATCTGGGTCAGTCAGATAGTGGTTAACTGCGTATCCTTCAGGGATAGAGCCGTTGTTACGGAGTGCGTTGATATCGTTATCCGCAGTACCAACACGTCCTTCAGTTTCTAACAAACGAGTTGCTACGAACTGGAGGTTGGGTGGGATAATCAGCTTGCGAGGCTTCGCAGCGATCAACAGGCTTCGCTCATCAGTCCAACCAGCAATCTGAATAACAGCCGCTTCCAAAGAAGTTTCGTTAAGATCAGCCGCTACAGCGGGACGGTTTGAGTTAGTGCCACCAGATACAAGTGGGTGTGCCGTTGAGCAAAGCGTTTGGCCGTCACCGTAAGTGGTTCCAGCAGCAAAAGCGTTGTTCAAGATGGTAGCACCTTTAACTTGCTTGGTGTATGCCATAGCACGGGCGAGAGCCTTGGTATAACGAGCAGACAGTGAGTCATACAAGTTATCTTCGATAGCTTCTTCAGTAATACTGAAGCCCATCGCAATCGTCTCGTGCGTGTAGCGTGCACTCCATGCTTCCTGTGCATTGTCATATTCGATGGCAGAACCTTCGTTTTTGACGGGTGCGGCAGAGAAGCCGGACAGTTTAGTTTCTTCCTCAAAAGAGCGATCAGAAGATTCTGTTTCAAAAATCTCCTTCGTCTCTTCACCGTACTTCGCATACTCTAAACCAAATAGAGCGTTCAGACCGGGGAGGAGTTCTTTCAGTAATTGGGCGCGTGAAATTGCCATGTTATACTACTCCTTATACGCCAGTTGCGTTTTGATACTGGTGCATACCCCAGTTCCACTTCACGATAACCTCTACGAAGGCATCAGCGCCAGTAGCCGTTTCGGGCACAACGTCAATGATTCGGATAGGCTGCGTAGCAGTGGTAGCTGTAGTAGAGCTGATAGAGATTTTAGAATCCCCAGTAGCAGTACTTCCAGCGGTCTGGATGAGCACAGAGTTATTACCTACAGCAGTTCGACCTACTGAAGCGATGTTTGCAGTGCCAGCAGCGGTTACTGCGACCTTGAACAACGCGTCGGGATCGTCTACAACATAGGCAACGATATCACTAGCAACGGTGCCAGTGGGATAGTACTGACTGAACAATTGATACCCAAGCGCAGGGCTTGTGTAAGAACAGCCAACGAAAACGCCAACGGGGGTGGCCGTAGCAGTACCAGTGTCTTTTTCGATAGTACCGTCATTGATTAGCTTTACAACATCACCGTTGAAGATGTTTGCTGCATAGCCAGAAGCAATGGGGAACAGTCGAGTAGCACCAGCAAATACCCTTCCACCGACCAAGTTGACCGGCTTCAGCCCGTAAGGGGCTGATACAGTTGGATAAGCCATTAGAGACTCCTCAAATTAAAGTTTATGTTCCTTTACCAAAAGTAACCTTTGTCTTCCGCTCGTTAAATAGCGGCATACGCGGGTCGTTCTCTCGCATGAGGTTATTATCCACTGAATGAATCTGAGCATCATTTTGTTGTTCATAATGCGCGTTTCGTTCCTGCGATAATTCTGAAGGAGCTTTACATAACATCAAACCACCAATTACAACGTTATCTTTGAATCGCTCGTTTTCCACGGTGACCATTGTAATTTCTGGGTGATCTTCTGCTCTGACAGGCTCCCAACCTTCACGGAGCTTAGAAGAAACGTTAGTGGCATCAACTTGCCCTTGAGTGCTTACACGTACCCATTTAAACTCGTACCCGTCTTCAGGGGTAGGTGAAGGTAAAACTTCTGGCCTCTTCCATGCCTGTCTACGAGTAGTTTTTTCGCGGGTAGTTTGCTCTCTATCTAGTCTATTTTGAGCCATTATTGTTTCCTCATGTCTATAGCAACCTGTTTGGCGTATTGTTCTGGTGTAAGACCTAACCGTTTAGCGACGGCAACTTGTGTTTGCGTTAACCTAATTTTCTTAGGGGCTGTGCTCCGCGTTGCGGGTGCAACCACATTTGCTTTTCGCTTAGGCTTTTCGGCCTCTATTTCACCAACATCCTCGAAATTATCGGGGAATACTTGTCGCATACGAGAATCAATTTTCTCGTAGTATTCTTCAGTTTGAGGGTTAACACCCTCTTTGACAAGTTTATTATGCAACCCCAGCGCAAAACTTGTCATTTCGTCGTCTTGTCCGAACCACGTATTGGACGCTGCCCAATCGTTAGCCCGGTCATCAACAATAGGTGCTGGGGCGGATTGTTCTTCTATTCGTTGTGTTTGTACCTCAGTTTCCACTGGTTGTAAAGGTTCGGCACGTAAGTTATCTAAACGGTCAGCCTTTATTTTAGCGTTAGTTAGTTTCTCTTGTGCTTCTACCAACTTATCAGCATCACCTGCTTCATACGCCTGTTTGTAAGCACGTTTAGCAAGAATCATCTCACCAGCAGCGGTACGTTTAGCTTGTTCTAATAAAGCTTCCTGATTCTGACTAACAGTACCTTTAAGTTTTTTGTTTTCTTCAACCAGTTGTTGAGCCAATCGTTCCAGCTCTTGACGTTCACGTAACGCTGCTTCTTTAGCCCTACGTTCATCATGATAACCTTTACTAAAATGACGGATTCGGTTTTGTACTTTATCAGAGTACTCTGCAAGCTCCTCGTCAGTAACTTCCGCTGGTGGTTCAGCAGGCTTACGGTTTCGGTCAGCTTTTGGTGTGTCATCAACAATTTCGACTTCGAGATCATCTTCTACCGCTTCCTCAACTACGGGTTCAGGTTCAGTTTGTGGTTTACCCGACAAATCGATTTCGGTAGCACTTGAATCTTCAATTTCGATGTCCGTGCTAGTTTCTTCGTCTTCGTGGGGGAAACTAAATTCTACTTTTTGAAATGGCATGGTTACCTCCTATGCGCGTGTGATACCACGGGGGTCGGCCACAATAGCCTCGATAGAATCATCATTCATTAGACGATATTCAACCCCACCAACTTTAAACCGAGTGCCCGTATTCATACGGAACATCACATAATCCCCCGGCTTACACCACGGGCCTGTCGGGAACCGATCCTCGTCAGAATAGGCTTGCTCGCCCATATCCAACACCAAACCGATTATCGACATAATGTGTTCTTGGCTTATTGTGTTTGAAGATTTAAGCAGTCCGGTATCCCCGAACGTCTCTTCAACTTGTGGTAACGCGACCAACACCCTATAACCTACGGGTTTAGGTAGCTGCGCCTCTATCTCTTCTTGCGTTAGCATGTCTTCAGGGGCTAACGTTTTTATTGCTTCACTCATCGTATTCTTCCATATTGCGCGAGAGGTCTTCTACGTATCCGATACAGGTTTCGAGACCCCGAACCATACCTGTAACCTCCTTGTATTGGGCAAAGTCTTTTGCTCCCCCATTACCAAGAAACTGTAGTGCAGAG